TCAGAAAAGGAGAAAACAGATGGCAATGAGTCCAAATCCTGACCGAAATACTCAATTTATGAAAGAAAATTGGGGAACAATACGATTAATCACTGATTATTTCCCAATTAAACGTAAAAATGACCCTCCACAAGATCGATATTCTCGTCCTTGTGGAGGAAAAGATGGATTTGATGATTATGTCGAAAGGTGGCATTAATAAAGCTATCTAAAGGGACTTCAAAAGTCCCTTTTTTAGTATAAATAAGTCAGTATTAGTACAAAACTGTGCCTTTAGAGAATATTAGTCGTAGTTTTAAGGATATTAGCCTTTCATTTAAGGTCCATCCTATCACATACGACATACTTTCACTAAACAATGTAAGTGCAATTAACAGATCATTAAGAAATTTGGTATTAACATTAAATGGCGAGAGACCATTTAATTCACTTTTAGGTACTAGTGTTAACAGAAGTCTTTTTGAAATTCTCGATATTCGTATTACAACTGATATTGAAAATGAAATTCGCAATGTAATCAATAACTTTGAACCTAGAGTTCGTTTAAGGACTGTAAATGTGACTCCAGACTTTAATCAAAATGGATATCATGTTTTAATTGATTATGAAGTTATTGGAGATTCAGTTCCACCACAACAAATTAATTTTATACTTCAAACGGTTCGATAGATGCCACAGATAAACTTTTCAAATTTAGATTTTGGTCAGATTAAATCTACGATTAAAGATTATCTGAGGGCAGATCCAAATTTTACTGATTTTGATTACGAAGGTTCTAACTTATCAACATTAATTGATATTTTAGCATACAATACATACTTGAATTCATTTAATGCAAATATGATTGCCAATGAAGTTTTTATTGGCAGTGCAACATTGAGAGAAAATCTTGTTGCCCTTGCAAGAAACATTGGATATATTCCAAAGTCAGTATCCTCTGCTAGAGCACGTATATCATTTTTAGTTGATACGACACCTTACCTTGTAAAGCCATTAACACTAACTCTTAAATCTGGAGTATGTGCGGTATCTAATTCATTTGGTTTGGAAAGTTATTCTTTTTGTATCCCTGAAGACATTACAGTTCCAGTAAATAATTTTTTAGCAACATTTAATGATGTTGAAATTTATGAAGGAACTCTAACTACACAAACATTTGTAGTTGATAATTCCCTCTATAATCAAAGATTTATTTTAAATAATTCTGGTATTGATACCTCAACAATTAGGGTTTTTGTTCAGAACAGCATCACAGATACTATAAAAAAAACTTATAAACAAGTTGAAAATATTGGAAATATTGGATCAACAAGTGAAGTTTATCTTTTACAAGAAATTGAAGATGAAAGATATGAACTTATTTTTGGTGATGGAGTTTTTGGAAAAAAACTTTCAAATGGAAATGTCATAACTATATCATATATTGTTTCAAAAGGAAAAACAGCCAATGGAATTGGATTATTTACCTTTTCTGGAAGAATACTTGATAATAATGGTAACATTATTTCTCTAGGAATTTCTAATGTTACAACTCTCGAAACTTCAATCGGTGGGGGAGATATAGAATCCGTGGCTTCCATTCGTAATTATGCCCCAAAGTCATATGCCACTCAAAATAGAGCTGTAACTGCATCTGATTATGAAGTAATAGTTTCTAAAGTTTTTCCAGAGGCAGAGGCTGTAACTGTTTTTGGTGGAGAAGATTTGGATCCTCCGCAATATGGAAATGTTTTCATATCAATTAAACCAAAAAATTATAATTATATTTCAGATATTGTAAAAAGAAAAATTGAAAAAAATTTAAAAATATATTCTGTTGCTGGCATTAGGCCAAAAATTATTGATTTAAAATATCTATTTGTTGAAATAACATCTTCAGTTTATTATAATTCAAATCTAACTTTATCTCTAGATGACTTAAAAACAAAAATTATTTCATCTATTAATTCATTTGCCAAATCCTCAGACTTGAATAGATTTGGAAGTAAATTTAAATATAGTAAATTTTTAAAAATAATTGATGATGTCGATCCAGCAATTACATCTAACATTACCGTACTAAAAATTAGAAGAGATTTAAGAGCATTTTTGAATAGTATTGCAGATTATGAAATTTGTTTTGGTAATCAATTTCATTTAAAATATGATAAAAGTGGAAATAGAACTCCATTTAATATAAAATCAACCGCGTTTAATATTAAAAATGTTTCGGGTGATGTTTACCTCTCAGATTTTCCAAATGAAAATGGATTGACAGGAACTATTTTTATCTTCAGAAAACTATCAAATTCTCAATATCAAGTTATCAAAAATAATGTTGGAACCATAGATTATATAAAAGGAGAGATTATTTTAAACTCATTAAATATACTAGACACACAAATTAAAAATCCAGAAAATATTATTCAAATAGATGCAATTCCAGAATCTAACGATGTAATTGGTTTGCAAGATTTATTTTTACAACTTGATACCGATTCTCTTAATATTACAATGCTTTCAGATACAATGTCATCAGGAGCAGATACTTCTGGATATTCATACACAAGAACATCTAGTTTTTCTAACGGACCAATAAGTAGATAATATGATAGAAACAAGAATATCTGCAAAAACAGTAATAGAAGGACAAATACCTCTTTTCATGCAAGAGGAGTATCCCCTGTTTAGTCCTTTTTTAAAACAATACTACGAATCTCAAGAATATTTTTCATCCCCGATTAATATTGTTAAAAATATTGATCAACTTGTGAAAGTTGGTACTTACACTTCAAATTTAATCACAAACCAATCCACAATAACAACTGAGTTTGTTGATTTTACTGACTCAATAATCTATGTCGAAAGCACAATAGGTTGGCCTGATAGATATGGATTATTAAAAATTAACGAAGAAATTATTACATACACCGGAATCGGATCAACTTCTTTTACTGGATGTATTAGAGGATTTAGTGGAATTACAACTTATAATTTTTATGGCAAACAAGTTAGTTATGAGACAACATTAAATGATAATCACGAAATAGGGTCTGAGGTAAAAAATCTTAGCACTTTATTTTTAAAGCAATTTTTTAATCAAATTAAATCTCAATTTTTACCTGGATTTGAAAATATTCAATTTCATGCAAATTTAAACCAACCCTCTCTTCTAATACAATCAAAAGATTTTTACACAACTAAAGGAACTCCAGTAGCAAATAATATTTTATTTAAATCTTTATATAACGAAAAAGTAGAAACAATTAAACCTCAAGATTATCTTCTCAAACCATCTGCGAATGATTATAGATTAGTAAAACAATTAGTTGTAAGTCCAATTGAAGGAGATCCACTTAATCTTTCTGGGGGGATTCTTTTTCAAGAAGTAAAAACTTCAACAGGAATTACAAGTTCATATGGGTCTGTTTCTGATGTAGAGCCTAATTTTAGAGGTAGAGATCCATATTATACAGTGGATATTGATTTTGGATATGACCGTGACCTCAGAACTTTTGGAAGTATTTTTGGTGAATTTAAAATACATCCCAAAACTAAAGTTATTGGGGTTTCTTCCTCATCTTTATTTGTTGACTCTACAGTTGGATTTGCAAATTCAGGATCTATTAGTGTTACTGATGTTGTAGTAACTTACACTGCAAAAACAAATAGTGAATTTTTAAATTGTGTTGGAATTTCAACAGCTAAAATAGGTGAAAATGTAACTTCCACAGACTATAGAACTTATGGATTTGATGCAAATCAAAATCAAATTGATGTAAGAGTGACTGGAGTATTAGAAAAAATAATTGTAGATGACAATAATGATAATGAAAACTATTATCATAGACCAGAAGATCCGATTCTTGTAAGAAGTCTTGGAATTATTAAAGATAAGAAAGATCCAAAATTTAATTCTTGGAATTTTAATACATCAACAAAATTTAATGCAAGTTTAATAGTATGGAATGGGCAATATTTTGTTGTAACAACTTATGAAGATCACAATCTTTTGTTAAATGATGACATTCAGTTTGTGGATAAAAGTAACAATACTATTATCGTTGGAAGAGTTAGAAAAATATTATCTGATAAAAGAATACAAGTATCTGCAAATTTGGATAGAAGTCGGACAGATCTTCAAAACTCTTATTTTATAAGAAGATCTCTAAAAGTATCTCAACCATTAGTAACCACAAATAGTTTTAAACAAGATGTTCAAGATGTGTATGATAATAAAGGAAATATTATTGTTTCCTCAGCATCTTTACCTTCTTATGAAATAAGAGCAACAAATAGATCTAAAACTATCAGCATTTCACCCAACACATTAATTACCGAATTGACAATACCAAATCATAATTTTTATAGTGGTGATATTGTTTATGTTTCTTCGGCATCAACAGTTTTCACTGAAAAAATTAAAAACTATTTCGTAAAAAAAATTGATAATAATAATATAAAATTAGGTTTAAGTAATTCAAATATTGCTAATAATTTGTTTTATGAAATTAATAATTCGTCAGGATCAAATCTGGTACTAAATTTAACTCCATTAAACAATGTTAACAAACAATTAACATCTCAAAAATTAATTAGAAAAATTGATTCACCAGTTAATATATCAAAAAAAGAGAAAACAATACCTAATGAAAAAATTGGTATTCTTGTAAATGGTGTTGAAATTTTTAATTATAAATCTCAAGAAGTTGTTTATTATGGAGCAATTCAATCTATTGATGTTTTGGATGGTGGTGAGGATTATGATGTAATAACCCCCCCAATAATTTCTATTACAGATTCTACTGGAGTTGGAGCTACAGGAAATTGTGCAATAAAAGGGTCACTAAAATCAATTGAAGTTATTGATGGTGGATTCGATTATTTAAGCACGCCGTCAATTAACATAAGTGGTGGAAATGGTTTAGGTGCTGTAGCTGAAGCAAAATTATCTAAAATTTATCATGATGTTTATTTTAATGCTTTAGGAATTTCAACTTCTCTTGGTGGATTTATAAGTACCTCAACAAATATTATTGGGTTTAATACTGAGCATAAATTTAGTTTGGGTGAAGGTGTTATTTATAATTCTTTTGATGGGACCAAAATTGGAATAGGATCTACATCAGGAGATGTTTCCACAAAACTTTATCTTCAAGATAATTCTGTTTATTATGTTTCGGTTATTGATGATAATAACATTAAAATTTTTAACACAGAAGATGATGCTTTTAAAAATATTAATGAAATTAATATTACATCTACAGGAACAGGAAATCAAAGATTAAGATCTATAAGGAGAAAAAATATTTTAACTTCAGTTAATATCATAAGTGGTGGGAGCAAATACGAAAATAAATTAAGATTAGTTCAACCTGCAGGAATTAATACTGCAAATAATAGTATTAATATTTTAAATCATGGATTTGAGTCTGGTGAAATAGTTACATATAATACTTCAGGAACTCCCATAGTAGGATTAAACACATCCATAAACTTTTACATAATAAAAATTGATCAGGATAATTTTAGATTAGCACCTGCAGGAATTGGGACCACAATTTCAAATACAAGTTATCTCACAAATCAATATGCAATTTTACAAACACAAGGAACATCAAATCATTTCTTTAACTATCCACCAATAACTGTAACAGTTAAAGGAAATATTGGAGTATCTAGAACAAATACGGAAAAATATCAAGCAACTGTAAGTGCTAAGTTTAGAGGGTCTGTCACGTCTATTCAAGTTACAAATGGTGGATCTGGATATGGTTCAACAGATGTTATTAATTTTGATAAACAACCAATAATAACATTAAATAGTGGATCTGAAGCTATATTAAAACCAATAATAAGTGGTGAAAAAATTATAGATGTGATTGTTTTAAATTCAGGAAAAGATTATAATTCAAATCCATCTTTTGTCTTTTATGGTGGAGGATCATATGCAAAATTATCCTCGGTAATTACAGAAGGTAAAATTACTAGTGTTAAAGTCATTACTGGTGGAGTTGGATTTTCTACAAATAAAAGTGAAATTTCTGTTGTTCCAAGTGGAAAAAATGTAAAATTACGAGCAAACATTAAAAAATGGACCGTCAATCTTGTAGAAAAATATAAAGATATTTTTTCACAGTCTAGAGATGATGGTATTTTAATTCCTGGACCTTTAAGTGGATTACAATATGTAAATTTATTTGCCCCAAGATCTTTGAGAGAAACACTTCCCTCAAAAAATAATGATGGATCATTAAATTATATCAATCAAGATTTAATTTTTAACACCTTTGAAGAACTCTCTACTGTTCACTCTCCCATTATTGGTTGGGCATATGATGGAAATCCAATCTATGGACCATATGGGTATTCCTCTGCCACTGGAGGCACTATTAAAGCGATGGTGCCTGGTTATGTAAGAAAATTGAGTTTAGATAGGCCAACAGGATTTATAGATGGATTTTTTGTAGAAGATTATACTTTTTTGGGAGGGGAAGATTTAGATGAAAGTAATGGAAGATTTTGCAAAACACCAGATTATCCAAATGGAGTTTATGCATATTTTGCAACTATAGATCCAGTCAATTATGATTCTACATACGGAAACTACAGAAGGCCTATTTTTCCATATTTAATTGGAGATTTTTATAAATCAAAATCAAATAATTTTAATAACCTACCTTCCTCAAATCAGGAAACTTTTGATTTAACAACTGGAGAATATATTAAAAATACTTATCCATATAAACTCAATAATACAGAAAGTGAATATGAATTTATAGTGCAACCATTTAAAATTTCTAATCAACTAGCAATAGTTGATTCCATTACTAATGGATCTATTGAATCCATAGGAATTTCAAGTATTGGATCTAATTATAAAGTCGGAGATTCAATTGTTTTTAATAACAACAATACAAATGGAAAAGGATTAATTGCTCGTGTAAATGAAATTGTTGAAAAAGAAATTGTTTCTATTGAATCAATTACAAATACCATTGAAAATGTTTCTTTAAATATTATTGATACAAATGGAACAATAGAGGGAATAACCACAACTCCACACAATTTATTCAATCTGGATATTGTCAATGTTTCTAAAATATCTGATGAAAAATTTATTAAACTTTCTGGATTTTATCCAATTAATGTTTTAAGAAACAATTTTATTTTATCATCTGGAATTGCAACACCAGGAGTAACTGGATTAACAACATTTTTATCTTTTATAAACACAGTTAATGAAACTAACCTAAGACCAAATGATATTTTAAAAATAACCAGTAGTTCAGGTGTTAGCACAGAAAAATTATTAGTTCTTAATGTAGACAACACTTTCAATAGAGTTAGAGTCAAGAGACAGCACGAAGGAACTATAGGATATGCTTACAGTGCTTTTACAGTTGTAAATGAAGACCCACGTAGATTTACTTATAGTAGTGGGTTTTCTACCTCAGTAAATACAAATATACAAAGAAAAATATTTTTTAATCCACAAACTTCTGTTGCAATAGGAACAGTTGGATCTGGCACTACAATTTATATACCCGAGGGATCCGAGTTCAGGCAAAGATTCGTACGTTTACAATCAATTTATCTACCAAGTCATGGATTCATTACTGGACAAAGATTAGTTTACTCAAATGAGGGAAATACCTCATTATCAATATCTACAAGTGGTATTGGAACCATAACAACATTAGGTAATAATTCGAGTGTATATGTAGCTAAATTTACAGACGATTTAATTGGAATTTCTACACTTCCAATTGGAATCGGATCAGCTGGAGGATTTGTTGGTGTTGGGTCTACAGCAAATTTACTTTATTTCTTATCTTACGGAACAGGATTATTTCACAGTTTAAAAACTCAAGAACAGGAAATAACATCTATTATTCAAAAAAATATTTGTACATTAACATCAAGAAAAAATCATGGACTATCTCTAAACTCATTATTTAATCTAAATGTAGTTCCTGGTATAAGTACAACAGTAATCATAAAATATAATTCTTCTAATAGAAGATTAGTAGTAAATCCAAAATCTTTTAGTGGATCTGGAATCAATACTTCTACCAGTTCTATAACGATAGAAAATCATGGATATCAAACTGGAGATAAGTTGATTTATACATCAACTTCTGTGGCATCTGGATTGATCAATGATAAAATTTATTATGTTGTAAGATTTGATAAAGACTCATTTAAATTAGTTGATAATTATTATCAAAGTACAATCTCCAATCCAAATTATGTAAGTATAGCCAGTACGGGT